GATTCCTGATGGTAAGAATCATGGTCTAGTATTTGTATTAGACTGGTCTGGTTCTATGCAGTATGTTCTGCAGGATACTCTTAAGCAACTTTATAACCTAGTATGGTTCTGTAGAAAAGTTAATATTCCTTTTGATGTATATGCTTTTACTAATGAGTGGTCTCGTGAGATAAGATATGATAAAGAACGAGAATTACTAAAACATTATGAAGAAAGAGAAGGTTTGTTGAAGGTTGAAGACCAATTTAATATGATGAATATTCTTACAAGTAAATCAAATGCCAAAACATTAGAGCATCAGATGCTAAACATTTGGAGACTTTCTCATTGCTTTAGTCAGAGAACTTGGTTTCGTTATCCCGAACAACTATGCTTATCAGGAACTCCATTAAATGAAGCAATAGTTTCTCTCCATCAGATCCTTCCAAAATTCCAAAAGGAAAATAAAGTAGAAAAGACTCAATGTATTATCTTAACTGATGGTGAAGCAAGTTATCTTCCTTATCATAAATTGATTGAGGATAGTTACTTTGGTACAAAAGATGAACCATGGTTAGGTTCTCGTAATGTTCGTCCTGGTCGCACTTTCTTGCGTGATCGTAAGGTTGGTAAGACTTATGGATTCCAGTATAATTATCATGAGTTCACTGATGTTCTTTTAAATAATATCAAGGATAAATTCCCCTCTACAAACTTTATTGGTATTCGTGTTATGCCAAATAGAGAGGCAAGTCGTTTCATTAGACTTTATCATCCATGCGGAAATGAAAAGTTAAGTAATGATTGGAGGAAGAATAAGAGTTTTACTATTAAGAATTCTGGATATGATGCATATTTTGGTATGTCATCTTCAGCTCTTGCAGATGATGCAGAGTTTGAAGTTAAGGAAGATGCAACAAAAGCACAAATTAAAAAGGCATTTGTCAAGTCTCTCAAGACCAAAAAACTAAATAAAAAAGTACTAGGAGAATTCATTTCTTTAGTTGCATGAAGACATTTAAACAATTCTTAGATGAAAGTAGTCTAAGTCGTGTAGTTAGTAAATCCAAAAAGGGTGGCACAGCCATCCTTTCAGGAAGTCGTGCTGACAAATCTCCAAAGGAGAATAAGGCAAGAGCAAAACAGTTAGATAAAGATATTCGTGGTAAGGGTCTTGGTGGTGCTACTAAAGCAACAGGAAGATATACTGAAAAGGATGATAAGACTGGTAAGGAAACTAAGGTAAAGGAGAGAAGTCACATTGTGTCTTCTGGTAAAAAAGGTAAGAGGAAGTTTAAGAAAGCAATCAAATCACTTGGTAAGAAGTATGGTCAGGATTCTGTATTGATTCAGAAGAAAAAAGGAACTGCTGGTTTGACTGCAACTAGAAAAGGTGGACTTGGTGATAAAAAGAGTGTTAGTATAGGAAAGATGAGACCAGGTAGACCAGACAAAGAAGGAGATACGACAGTTAAAAAGAAACCCCTTTCATATGCAAAATGATTGAAAAAGATGAATGGTTCCCAGATGTTGGAGAGTATCTCCCAGAAAATGGTACCCCACCTAACCCCCTTGACTCTATGCCAATTGCAAGGTATCATGATTGGGAGGACACTGCACCCTCTGAATACGAACCCCCTATGGAGGAGGATGATTGGTTTATAGATAAACCTAAACAAGAAGAGAAAACTATACATCATAAGATGTATGAGATTGCTACTGCAAGAAACAATCCGTTTCATGTGGGAGGATCTGAAAATATTCAGTCGGATGTGGATTACATTAAAAAACATTCACCTTGGCCTGGTGGGTCTGAACAACATATGCCACCAAGACCTGAAGAACAAATTTATGATGAATTCAATGATCCTTATGGAGGACGATGAAATGACTAAACCTTATGATGACTCTAATTGGAGAGAAGAGTACAAGGGTTATACTTCTAGCAGGTATGAATTGGATTTACTTGAGAATGGACCTAAGAGTCTTTCTCAATCATGGATGATGGGAGCATTGCATAATAAGTGGAAGAAGATGAAGGGATATAAAGACCCTGAACCACCTGATTGCCAGAGCAGTTTAAAGGAGTGGGAAGCAAGTGTTAAGAAATATCAACATTAACTGACTTAGGGTTTAAATACCCCTTTGATGCTTTATAGTAGAGGTATCAAAAGAAAAACACATTATGTTCGAAATCAAAATGACTCGTGAAGAAATCATTGAGGGTTTGAAATCAAACTATGGAGTTGAGTTCACTGCACCTGACGTAAGAGCATTTTGTGCAATGAACGATATTGCGTATCAAACCGTTACAAAGAAAATTGATCAATTTAAAGTTGGTCGTGGTAAGTGGAACCTAGAGGTGACACAGAAAGTAGTTGAAGATATTGAGAAATCATTTAATGCCCCTTCTGTTACTCCTATAGTGCAACAGAATCTAGTACCAGATCACGATAGTACCTTTGTTAAGTTTGGACCTTTTACTGATCTTAAAAAGATCATTCAGTCTCGATTATTTTATCCAGCATTTATTACTGGTCTTTCAGGGAATGGTAAGACATTTTCTGTAGAACAAGCATGTGCTCAAGCAAATAGAGAACTTATTCGTGTAAACATTACTATTGAAACTGATGAAGACGATCTTATTGGTGGCTTTCGCCTTGTGGATGGGTCAACTGTTTGGCATAACGGACCTGTCATTGAAGCGTTGGAGCGGGGAGCAATCTTGTTACTCGATGAAATTGACTTGGCTAGTAACAAAATACTCTGCCTCCAATCCATCCTTGAGGGGAGGGGTGTGTTTCTGAAGAAGATTGGTAAGTGGATAAATCCTACTAAAGGATTTAATGTAATTGCTACTGCAAATACTAAAGGTAAAGGATCTGATGATGGTAGGTTCATTGGTACTAATGTTCTTAATGAAGCATTCCTTGAGAGATTCCCTGTAACATTTGAGCAAGATTATCCAGCACCTTCTATAGAGAATAAGATTCTTAAGAATGTTGCTGATAGTTTAAATGTTAAGGATATTGATTTCTGTAAGAGATTGGTAGACTGGGGTGACATCATCCGTAAGACATTCTATGATGGTGGTATCGAAGAGATTATCAGCACTCGTAGATTGGTTCATATACTTCGTGCTTATTCTATCTTTAAGAATAAAGCAAAGGCAATTCAAGTTTGTGTAAACAGATTTGATGAAGAGACCAAACAGTCTTTCTTAGAACTATATGATAAGGTAGATGCAGACTTTGAGTTGCCAACTGATGAGGAGGTGGTATAATGGCTTGGTGGTTAGTAGATTCAATATTAAAAGGAACATTAGATGAGGATTATCCTATTATGAATAAAGAAAAAAGTCAGTCTTATTATGACAAAGATGGAGGACTTCATTTGAGGCAAAGAGAAGACATGAGTATGTCTGTAGAAGGGGATATTGAACATGATATCTCCTATTATGATTATACTAGAAATGGTTTGGATGAGAATCCATTTGAACAGAACTTCTTAGCAGATAATGATGATCAAGCAGCACATCATTTTAATTTGGACAAAGAAGTTGATAGAGTTGAACTCAAACTAAATAGCGAGGTTCAACAATCGGATAACATGTCAGCGCATTACTTTAAATACCACGAAGATGAAATTCTTAAGGATATCGAATCCTATGTATCGGGTACTTATAGAGGTCACTATACTGGGACTACTCATGAGTATCGTAATGTACAGACCCTTGATCTGATGGCATCTAGAGATCTTGCGTCAGCGTTTTGTCAATCGAATATTATAAAGTATGGTAGCAGGTATGGTAGTAAAGATGGAAAGAGTAAGAAAGACTTGCTTAAAGTGATTCATTATGCTATGCTGTTATTACATTTTGATGAACATTACGGTAAACCCTCAATCACATCGGGTAACATTGACCACACAATGCCTTAATCATGAAACTTAGAGAACACACTATGAAATTGTCTGATAAAACTCTGACATTGTTGAAGAATTTTTCATCCATTAATCAATCGATTCTTTTTAAAAAAGGTACTTCTTTAAGAACTATCTCGGTGATGAAAAATATCCTAGCAGAGGCTACTATTGAAGAAGACCTCCCTACGGATTTTGGTATCTATGATCTTAATCAGTTTTTAAATGGTCTTGGTTTACATCAGAATCCTGAATTAGATTTTCAAAATACTGGTCATGTACTTATTAGAGAAGGAAAGTCAAGAACAAAATATTTCTTTGCAGATCCAAATGTAATTGTTACTCCACCTGATAAAGAGATTACTCTTCCTAGTGAGGATGTATCTTTTGAGTTGAGTACATCACAGTTAGATAAGTTACTAAAAGCAGCAGCAATATATCAACTTCCTGATCTTGCCGTGGTTGGTGGAGATGGTGTTGTTAAGATTGTTGTTAGAGACAAGAAGAATGATACATCAAACGATTTTTCTATCGTAGTAGGTGAGACTGAATCTGTATTCTCATTTAACTTTAAGGTTGAGAATATTAAGATTGTTCCAGGAACCTATGATGTTGTAGTATCGCAGAAATTGCTTTCACGATTTACTTGTAGAGATTATGATTTAAAATATTTTATTGCATTAGAACCTGATTCTACCTTTGGGTAATGAGTGATTTTATTTGGGTTGAGAAGTATCGTCCTAAGACGATAGAGGAATGTATTCTCCCTGAGAATATAAAGAAAACCTTTAGTGATTTCCTAAATAAGGGTGAAATACCGAATATGCTTCTTGCTGGCCCTCCAGGAGTTGGTAAGACTACGGTAGCAAAAGCACTATGTAATCAGTTAGGGGTAGATTATTATGTCATCAACGGATCCGATGAAGGAAGATTCCTTGACACCGTTAGAAACAGTGCAAAGAATTTTGCATCAACAGTCTCGCTCTCGTCTGATGCAAAACATAAAGTTATCATCATCGACGAAGCAGACAATACCACTTCCGATGTACAACTCCTCCTTAGAGCGTCTATTGAGGAGTTCGCAGGAAACTGTAGATTCATCTTCACCTGCAATTATAAAAATAAAATCATCGAACCGCTTCATTCCAGGTGTGCTGTGGTCGAGTTTGGCATCAAGGGTCAGGAGAAACCTAAAATCCAAGCAGAGTTCTTCAAGAGACTTAATACCATCTTGGAATCTGAACGGATTACCTCCGATAACAAAGTCCTCATTGAACTCATCAGTAAACACTTCCCAGATTGGAGGAGAATCTTAAATGAGTGTCAGAGGTATTCTGTAGGTGGTAAGATAGATAGTGGTATCCTTGCCTCATTCTCGGATGTTTCAGTAAATGACCTTATTAAAAACCTTAAGACGAAAAACTTTCCTGAAGTACGTAAGTGGGTCGTTAGTAATTTGGACAATGATTCTAGTGTACTTCTGCGTCGTATTTACGATGCTCTTTACACATCATTGGTTCCTAATACTATTCCTTCTGCTGTTCTTATCATTGCTAAGTATCAATACCAAATTGCCTTCGTAGCAGATCAGGAGATTAATATGCTTGCCGCATTAACTGAGATTATGGTAGAATGTGAGTTCAAATGAATAAATTTTTAAGACTGATCAAAAAGTGGTTTGATCTTGAACACCCTAGACCTTGGGAAAAGGAACCTCCAAACTGGGAGGATACTGCACCTTCTGAATATGAACCAAATGACTAAAGACAAAAAGAAACAAAGACACCAAGTTAAATCTAGATGGTACTATATCTTCTGGGGAACTTGTACTGTAGCAGTATGTGCTGGTCAGGTATTTGTAGGAAATGGTTTCCGTAGAATGGCAGACAGTCTTGACAATGTATTAGAGTCTCCTATCATATTAGATATTGGACCTAGACACATTCCTCCAATGTACGATGACCCTATGATTATCCGATGAAACATCTTGAGTGGCCTACAATCATTTTCTTTGCAGTAGTTCATCTACTATCATTATATGCATTACAATTTGCTAGTTGGGATGCATTCTTTTTAATGATATTTTTGGGATGGGTTACTGGATGTTTAGGACTTACATTAGGATACCATAGGTTACTAACACATAAGTCATTTGAAGTGCCAAAGTGGTTAGAGAGAGTGTTTGCTACTTGTGGTGCATTGAGTGCAGAATATGGACCAATAGAATGGGTTGGATTGCA